TCTGAAAATACCAAAACAACTGAGTATTTTTACAATGGTTTGTGCTCGGGCTTATGCTACTATTATACTGATTGATATAATTATACATCACAGGAGCACCAACACCTGTATCACATCCAAACATATATTCACCTCCTACAAACTATTAAAATAATCGAACCACGCTCTAGCATATCCCGCACGTTCCTGATGCAAGTTCGCAGGCCTTTCATAGTTAGCTTGAAAAGCAAGTGCCAGATATCCAGCATCCTGTGTGCTAACACTCCACTCTCTCCAACTTAAAGGGTATCCACTTGTACTATACCATTGTGGTTCGATACCCCAGTTTTTAATTCCGGAGCTTTGCTGAAACTCTGCAAAAATAACACTTAATTGTTTCTGACCATCATACCAATCATCATGACTTCCATATAGCACATCAAGAACATTATACAGATCGGTGGGTGGTGTCCATTGCACAAGTCCGTGTCCAGTACCTCCAATTTCAATCAGCGCCGGATTGAAAGTGCTTTCCTGTTGAATATTACCACATAATCCCGCAATAGCGTTTACGCTCCAACCTTGTGATTTGTAATAATTTAAGATCACAGTTGCGTTATTTATAGCTTTTTCATTGTTTCCGCACAGGTTAGCGGTGGGATTTCCAAAATACTCACTGTTTCCTCCAACTTGCCAATCACCACCGGAAAAAGGCCAACGATAACAATGCGTGTAATGAGTACCGCTCTGTAGATCATACGTATTAATACTAACTTGATCCGGTAAAGGTTTTTTGGAAGTGTGTGCTCCCATGGTATGCCCTCCATTTTCCAGATCATGAACAATTTCCGTATGCTGATGTTCACTGCTATTAATAACGAGAATATCACCAACGTGAAAATCAAAAGTCGCAAAGTCTGTTATTATAATTTCCTCAAAACCTAAACTTTTTAAAATTCCTCCCATGGTATAAGTTGTAAAAGGCCATGCACTCAAATTGATCTCATAACCTGCATGACCTAAACCATACCACACGAAAGATGAACAATCATAGTATGTTATGCCGTTAACTGTGCGCTCATTTCTGTAGTCCTGTGAATAACCAACCGCAGGATCGTTACATTTTTCTATCCACCAATTCATTGCCTGTAATATTAATCCACCGATTCCACCTGCCCCACCAGATCCCCACGGATTCTGACCTGAGTTATAACTTGTCATAAGTGCGACAAACATTGAAATATTGCTTGCAGGAAAGCTACGCATAATATACACCCCCCTCAAGAAATTGTTTGATCTGCTCTTTTTCGTTTCGGGTTGCACCTCTTACATTAATTGAACCATTTTCAACAACGTAATACCCGGTGCCTAAATCCTGCATTGTAGCGTTTTTCATATAAGGCCGACCATTGTCCGTTCTATCTTCGTCAACCAGAGTTAAAAACATGTGTTCAATAGTCGGAACTCTCATTGTGGATAGCATTGATCCATTACTACCATTACTTATAGGTGTTGGCAATATACTGTCAATAGCACTCACAACACCGTTTGCACTGCCCAAAAAATTACCTGTGGCAAACTGTCCTACAGCTCCGGCTGTATTCATCAACGATCCTAGAACATTACTCTGTAAATCGCTGATCTGAATAGGTACGCCCACAACCGCAAATTGACTGTGCAGTGTTTGAGTTGCGGTTGAAACCTGTAACTGAGCAATCCCGCTCATCATGTCAATAGTTTCTAGTACATTAACCTTATTTGCACTACCAATTATTGAACCGTCAATTTCAAAGCGTCCCCAAGGATTAATTTCCATTGTGATTCTACGAAACGGAGAACTGTTCAAAAAAGTGCCTCGATTGACTTGTGGGTGTTCTTCTATCGGAACTTCAAATCTAATGTTAAATCTGGGTTTATCTGGTATTTTATAACATGCTTGTTTAAATGACCACCAACCGAGTTTAATTTCCGATACGGACGGAACTACAGAACCTTCAGGATCCACGTAACTTAATGGAAATGGAAACCACATACACCCAACCACGTATTGAAAGGGATTGAACAAGCATTTCAATAAATTTTCCGTTATCTGTTGTCCAGAAATGTCAGCCCAATCCAAATTAGTAAAAATCTGTGAACAAAAGCCTTTAAAATATTCTGGCGTAAATGCGTAATATTGATTTAATCCATCAGTACCAACGATCCCTAACACATAACACCCACCACTAATTCCAGATGTTGCAGGAAAAGTGCCGTTTTCTATTGCGTATGCATGTGTTACTGGACTTGTCTTAGCAGGATATAAATTATCAATAATCGTACCATCAAAACTTGTTGAGCTTCTCAAAAAATACAAATTAGTGCTCTGTATTGTATCTCGATACGTGGCCAACACATCCACAACGCAATGTGCAATCCATGTATTGTTTCTATACTCCCAATCCTCAACCCAGTATGATCGATTAAATTCTACAATATCACAGTAATTCCATGACGGGGCACTGCCTCCATTTCTCAGTATGATCTGTGGATTTTCAATAGAACAAGGTTCATTAATATTACAGGAAACGGCGGTAACATCACCGCCGACAACTCCCGTAGAATTAACTCTTTTACTTGCTGTCTTAAAATTGACTGTTACCGCCATTATATCCTCCTATTCCAGAACAAAAACAAGTCCGTTCTCTGTAAGATCGTTCCAGTAACGATCTGTGAAATGATAGTAAATATTCCAGTAACCACCGGCACTGTTGAAAGGCGTTGTGCTACTCCACTGATTGATCGTGCTAAGCCCCATAGCCTCCTCATCAAACAATACGGCAAAGATGTTACTCATTGCCTGATTTTCTCCCTTTTCTACACTTCCATCCGGAATCATAACTGAAGGCGTTACATTAATATCCATCGGACTGTCAAGTGTCTGCCAGAAATTAACCTTTTCATTTGTCGCAATTTTGAGATACTGGTCATGGAACGTGTTACTCAGTACTGTAGTATCTGCGGTATGCAGATCGGGGCTGAAAATCATAATATTCTGCATCCGAAGTGGCGTATGCCTTGCAATCTCTTTTCCTGTAATATTCGCATGAAAACGCGTGGTTCTCTCTGTGAAAAAGTCCATGTAAGTCATGATCTTCGCACATGCCCACTTATAGAAGCTCGGGAAGTTTTCCGTTTTTCTTACATCATCCGCGGTTAACGTTGTTCCGTTCTCGGTATTGTACATCGTGAGCAGCTTAACAACATGCTCTCCAGTATACCCCTCTGTACTCGCAGTAACTCCCGCCTGCCAGATGTTTTTAGCTCCGATATAGTTTGCAACACATGCTCTTGCCATGCTCTCATGTGCCTGTTCGATCATGTCCATCGTGTTCTGAGTATACATGGAAATGAACTGACCAAACTCGTCGGGATTGCGAAACGCCTGATCTAACTGATCTCTGAAATAAGTCCTGTGTCTCTGGAATACCTGACCACCATAGAAATTAGTCTGTAAGACTTTTCCTTTTTTGATTTTATACATATCCACAGCGGTATTATCTTCCAACGGCTGTCGCTGATCGTTTTCCCAATCATCGTCGAGCATCCCAAACTTACGCACATGGTTTCCCCACTGTTGTGTACTTCTTCTTAACCCTTTAAACTTTGCATTGTACGGTCGCACAGAAAAAATAGTCCTGTCTAATACCTGAGAAATGCTGTTCATAATCCTGTCATTCCCGACAAGTAGCGCTGTCTGCGCCTGCGCCACGAACGAACTTGTGTCCGTTGCTTTCATGGTTTCAACACCTGTGGCCTGTTTAACAATATCGTTCAGCACTGCGCTGATCTGTTCAAAAGTTAATGTATTAGCCATTATTTTTACCCTCCTGCAATCCCTCATAGTTTGGTGGATTGATAATACTTGCTATAGCATCTTCCGTTGTAACCTGTTTCGGAACTGCGTTCTGCATCAGATTAACGTTGTTACTCTGTACCGCACTTGTGAGACTTTTAAGTGCGCTCAGAACATCATTCTGATCACCGATCTGTCTTGCCTGCTGTGTCTGTGTCTGCGGATATGCCTGAGCCTGTGCCTGTGTCTGTGCCTGTGGAAACTGCTGTGCATATCCCTGTACACCCTGCGCCTGTGCCTGCTGATAGTTCTGTGGATAGAACTGTGGCTGTGGCTGTGGCTGTGGCTGTGGCTGTGGCTGTGGCTGTGGCTGTGGCTGTGGGGCACGCTGGGTGACTGTACCTGACATTGTGAGGATCTCGTCTTTTGTAAATCCTGCTGAAATGAGTGTAATTAAGTTGTCTAACGTCATATCTTATAATCCCTCCTGAGATAATTTTTGTGAGAAAAGCCGGTGGAAATGATACCGCCATGTTCGTAAGTGACTGCATACCAGTTTCCAGAATAACATCCCAGACAGATGCATTTTGTGTTTTTCGGCATTTCTGCGATAACTGTTCCGTCTGTACTAGGCTCTGCCCTGATCATAAGAGGCTCTATGTTCGTTGTGACGATATACACACCTCTGATATTTTTGTTATAATTAATCGTCATTTTTTTCACTTCCTGTGATATGATCTGTGAGTTTTGTAAGTGCCTGAGTGTTGTTGTTGAGTGCGTCTGTCATTCTTTTCATTTCTTCTTTGTGAGCATCCGTTTCTTTCTGCCAGAGATAGAAAGTCGCAATAAGGCAGGCGCAAGGCACACCAATGTTACTGATAAGAGTTGATAATGAGTTAACGTCCATATTTCACCTCCATTATATATTAGCACAACATATAACATATAACATGTTTCACGTGAAACATTAAAGAAAGGTGAGAAAATGTTTCACGTGAAACAAAACATATGCAGGCTTTGACACTCTGCATATGTGATGAAAGATTAAGTGTTACAAATTCTTGAGCTGTACATGCTCATGCACATTGGATTCTTATGATCCCACGCTCCCGACGTGTTGTACGTGTGCCACGAACACTTGTCTTTCTACGAAAGATTATAACAAACAAAAAAGGACAAGTCAATACTTGTCCTTAAAATATTTTTCAAAAAGTGATTTTGATGTGATATCCTCAAATGTGATCCGGTTTGAAAGGTACATATCCCATAGATACACATAGTCTCTGCGAAAAGCTTTTATATCCTTGTCAGAATGTGTGTATATTGGTGGGTTACCCGAGTGATGACGGGTAACGTATATTGTATTTTTGTTTTTCCGCTCGTATATTGTTATAGAATCCATACGACATAACGGAATTAACTCTTTAATGTTTGTAGGTTTGATTCCTGTATAATCCGCAGAATAGAATTCATTGTCGAGTGCCATGCGGTTAAAATTAGAATCTGCACCAGACATTTTATAGAGTGCTGTTTCTTTTTTCTTTTCAGAAATCGGTGAATCATACAAGTTAAAAAGTCCAATACCTCTATCACGTATAATAGACATAGATTGGTTATTAATATCCATGCTCGATACTTTTTCCATTAAATTATTCTCTATAAACATATCACATGATAAACTTTCAGAATTAGAAAACAATAAAAACTGTATCGGATTAATGCCATCAAGTTCACGGTTTCGATTCATTGTTTCATATGCGTTTTTAAAAGCATATCCAGCATTTTCAACTTTGCGTTCACGTTTTTCGGGGATAAATTCATCATATATTCCTATCTCAACGTCTGATGCATCAAAACCTCGCAAATTGGCAAATGTATTTAACGCTATTGAATAACCGAGTATATCTCCAGTATATTTTATTTTACCTTTTTCGTCAATTTCTGCATTATAATACACAGCAATATTTTTCCCGACACTTTTCGGATATATTGACCATCCTAAATCACGATTTAATTTTTTAAAAGGTGAAAGTTCTGGAATTTTAATTATATCAATTTGTGTTTGCAATGATCGCATATAAGCAAAAATTTTTTTATGTTCAATACAGTATTTGAGAGCTCCGTAAGTTTTCCCCGTACCACGGCCACCCCAGATGTAATTGAACTTTTGTCCATATCCTAAAATTGCGGGTATCGATAGATACCCGCTATTTTCGTATAACGATAACATATTATTTCTGTGGATCTGGCATAGGAATGTTCTTTTCAGAATATCCCATGCGTGCAAAAGCACGATCAGGGGAAACAAGTGCGCACATAAGATAATCACGACCTGACTTCGAAGTCCTGTGAAGAACCTCGATGAAAAACATATCTGGAACTTCTTCCATGTCAGAAATACGATCTGTAACATCCTCGAATGATTCTCTGAAAGTTGCTGACTGACCTGAGAATACCTCTCCTGTGTTTGCGTCCTGCACTGAAAGGCAGGTTATTTCATTTCCGATGCTGTCGGTCGTGAGATATGTTACCCACGCTCCAACACAGATAAGTCCTTTGTTTTCTACGTTTTTAAGTGAAACGATTGCAGGGGACTCGATGAGTTCATATTCTGAATAAGTATCAAAATTTCCAGATGATTTAATGATAGTATAATTCTTTGCCATGATTTAGTTCTCCTTTTCTTTAATAATGATTGCATTTTTTAAAAACACTTCAGCATCCATCCCGTATAATTTTGTTTCTTCTGATGTTCTTTCCCAATCAATAACAATGCCTAAATTTCTTTTTTTAATCTCTTTGCTTATCTGCTCATCAGTAAGATTTCCGATCAAACCAACTTCCTGTACAAACTCACACTTATTCTCAGGATCGTAGCAGATAACGTTGATCTTGTTAACTGTTAATGAACGTGTAATTTTCATATTCTCACCTCCTTGTAATATCTATTTACATGAATTATTATAACACATATGTTAATTTTTGTCAAACGTATATTTAAATTCTTTTAATGTTCTTGCGTCTGCCAAAATCCTACGGTACTCATCTGTTATTCCTATTGTGTAAGTTGACGGTCTGATAACTACATTTTGTGTAATTTTTAAAACATGATTTTCCACGGTGAAATCCCCATAAGGAACGTCATTGTACACGCTTTCAGTTCCTCCTGATCGTAAAAAGGTAAATCCAGTTTTGAAAGCTTCAATTCCTCCATGTTCTTCCAACTCATCCGGTGCAAGCTTTTTATTAACTCCTGCGATTGTTGCGTGCAGTTTTCCATCTTTAGTTCTATAGACATATTTTTTTGCACCAATGGTGGAGAATTCAGTATACGTATCCTCGTATTCGAATACCCCCATATAGTGTTTAATGCTATGACGATCTGTTGCGTATGCGGAATTGGATATACTTTGCTTTTTTCTCTCAGAATTGTATCTATTAAATAATTCATCAATATTATCTCCTCTCACTTTTATATATTTTACCGAATCCGTATCACTGTATACATAACGATCTCCAACTATATTGATTCCCTCTTTTAAACGCAAGCGTGCCCACGCTGTCACCCATACACCCCATTGATAAGGCAAGAAAGCTGTTCTGTTATATTTAGTGAGTAATGTTTCACGTGAAACATTTTCATCAACTGTATATATGTTTTCTGCCGATTCTGTGAATATTAACGACTGTTTCACGGGTGATTGAACCATCATTCCATAGCAGGCATTAAGCAAAGCCTTTTGCAAGTTATAAAACAGTTCCTGTTCTACTATACCTTTTAATTCTGTTTTGTCCGTATAATATTTACGGAAAATGCCTTTCAACGGTTCTGGCAATGTTCCGTATTTGCTTTCGTAACATTCTGTTATCTCAAAACCTTTCCATTTATATTCACGTTTCATTATCTCATAGTCAATATCAGTGATTGTTGTTTCGACATACTCAGCACTTAAAATACGTCCATTGTCAAGTACTTCACGTGAAACATTTCTGCATTTTGAATAGGACAAATATGTTGCTCCGTAAAACTTATCAATCTGTTCAATACCTGTGATTTTACACCGGAATAATAGTGCTTTTCCTCTATCCAATTTCTTCTCTATGTCATTCTCCGTTATTGATCCGATATATACAAACCGTGTCATTGGAAAAACGCAATTTAAGACAACATCAGGATAAGATGATGACCTGTCATAAGATCCAATTCCGAGAATATTTTTCCCGTCTGCACGTATCACTGTTCCTGAGTAATAACGATTTGCGTGAGTATCTCCACCACGAAACGCTTCTTCCAATAGGTCGAAAACATCAATTGTGGGAAATATATCCCTATGTTTTCTAGCCCATCCATACATGACTTTTTTCGTTTCACGTCTAACATATCCGGTTGACGTTAACGGCAATGTATATAGATTGTCATTAGCCAACATCATACGTTTATACATTGCTTCAACTAACCCTATTGTGTCGTATGTACTATACTGTATTTCATAATCGGTTAGTTCTGTCCATGGAAAACGCTTTTTACTATAATCGAATTTTTCACCAGATAATTTCTGATGTTTTACTTTCATTTTTGAAGTAAACGTATTTAGTGACATATTAGTTTGCAAATATGAGCAACGAAACTCGAAACGCTCTAACATTTCACATTTCAATATTTTTCGTGATTTTATTGCAAAAACTTCGTCCGGTGAAAATGTATATATACCACGCAAAAACTGAAATTCATATGAAAGATTATGAACAAAAATCATGTAATACGCATAGTTATCGTCATTCATAAGCTGATCCAGAAAAAGCTCAAATTCTGTCCATGTTCTTCCTATTATAGTGTCAATATGTAGGTCGTCAAGAAACAGAATTGAAAACTGCCAGATATACATTATTGACTGCTCGATATCTTCCAATCTAGTTGTTTCGATATCGAAAGCGCACATGCAATTTTTATAACCTTTTGCTTTTTTACTTCCTTTGTTAGACCTAGTGTCATGTAAACATGGTAAATTCTGTATTCTAGTATAATTATATGTATCGACAGTATACAGATTTTCCATGTGTTACCTCCTACGTTTACGTTTACCCGCTTTCCTTTTCTGACGTTTCGCTTTTTCTTTCTTTGCTATTCCAGATTTCAATTTTGAAATGTTTCGAGATCCCGTTTTCAGAAATTCCTTATATATCTCTAATATTTTGCATGTACTCAGCTTTTCTCCATCAGAATATAACTCAACAGCAAAATCAGAATCATATATTCTATCTGATGCAAAATCTCTGAGTTGTTCCATAAAACGCCCAAAAGTTAGTAAATCCTCATGCGTTTTTAACTCTGTTCCATACACATCATTGATGTGTCGCATTTGTTCTATTTCCTGTCTTTTCAATCCTGTTATTGTGGTTCGATCTGATGCTATAATAGTTGCCAGTTCAGATAACAAGTGATAGATTTCTCTATCACTTGTTATATCTTTCAACTGTTTGTAACGTTGGATCGGTCGATCCTTTACAAGGTTAATATCCTTATAGTCAGATTTCAGTAATCTCTCATAGCGTTTACGCCAGATTGATCTCAGACGTGAATACTCTTTTCTCACATCTTTCATATCCCACGTTAGTTCCAACGCAAGCGGTGTATAATCGTCTTTTGACCTGATCAACCCCTGCGGTTTACTCTTCTTCAAATAAGACTTTTTTGTTGTCAATCGGAACCCCTCCCTCTAATTTATTGTAGTATACAGGACGAAAATTTTCTTCAAACTCCACAACATAGTCCTGAACGATTGCCATTGCAACTGCCCCCGTGTATGCCTTAACTATCAGATAATCACATTTGTATTTACACTGGCTTTTAAGGATGTTCGGTGTATTTAATTCTTTTATATACACTTTATACCATGATTTTTTACTGTTTAGTGGTCTGCTCATTGTACACCCTCCATTTCTCTACACATCTCAGAATATCGTCAAAACTTGCCATTGCTCCCCACATTATATAAGGCTTATGATCAAAACACTTTTTAAATTCAGAACAAATCTCTGACTGGATACATGAATGACAAAATTCAGTATCATTACATGTAAAACATATATCACAATAATTTTTCATTTCTTATATCCTCCTGACCATTTTGCCCCACACCACACCCCATAAGGGAAAATTAATATAGCTCCAAAAACAAACCACAAAATTGCATCCAACATTAGTACACACACCTACTTTCTATTTCTTCTTTGATCCATTTTCGTTCCCGATATCGCCACGGGAAACGCATGATCTTAAATTCTTGCAATATCTCACGTGGAGTGAGCCATGCTAGGTAATTCTTATAGCTTTCTTCGTAATCTGTCATTATGTTTAACACTCCTCATCACATAATCCAATGTTAGATAATGTTGTTTAGAATCTTCTTGATAATAAACAAAATCATCCTCGTTCCATTACCAATATGCATCACAGTAATACACAATAATCGGTATTTCAACCTCAAGTAATTACTCTCACGCTATCACCTCTCTTTCTTTTGATAATATTATATATCATTATTTAGATTTATTCAAAGTCCATATTGTTCATTAAACACATGTTCGAAAACATCACCCCTGT